TGACCCCCAGGTTTGAGCATCGTTGAGAGGCTTAGGGGGTGTTGTGTTAACAATAGCTGATTTTATTAACACAAGGCGTGGTTCGTGTTAACAAAAGCCACGCCTCTTAACGAGTAGGACTACTGGGCCTAGAGAGCGGCAACGACAAAAGCCAAAAGCTCGTCGTATCGGATCCCGAGTCGTTTAGTTCCGTCTTTTAACTCGTCTTCGCAGAACAAGGCGTAACGGCGTGGATCAAGTCCAGCGTCAACAAACACTTGTTCAACTTCCTGGGCAATCACACCAACGTGGATGCGAGCATTATCACCCTTTTTTTCCAAGGCATCTTTAAAGCGAAACTTCTTGATTAGTGACTTGACGCCCTGGGCCACAGCAAGCTCAATCGAATCAAGGTCTTCAATGTCTTGCTTAAGGTTCGCGTCAGAGGTGTTGATTGTGCCTGTTGCAGCATAGACGGTGCCCCATCTGGTGGCAGGATCGCCAAGGTTCATGTAATTATCAGTCAAGCTACCTGAACCATTGACAGCACACAGAGATCTTCCCGTGCCTGTACTGTTGGCAATTTGTATGCCCGCTGCGTTTACCGGATCGTAATAGGCATTTGCCCTTATCTCACCTCTAATTGAACCGCCGTCAAAGAAAGATACGGCTCCATTACTCTTAATCCTCATCCGCTCCGTCGGGCTGCTCGCTCCATCGGCGGTAGTGGAGAACACTAGGCGCCCAGGGTAGTCACCTGATCCAGCGGTGCCATCCGCTGTGCAATCAATTAACGCGTAGTTACCAGCATCAGAGTCTGCGAAAACAATGCGACCAATCGTTTCGCCTGAAGTAATGGAAGTAGAGCTTTCACCTCGAACTAGTGCCATTTGGCCTTGGCCACTAGGCGATGTTGCAGCACCCTTAACAGTCAACAAGGCATAGTACGAGTTGTCAGCACCTGTTCCAACTACACTAGACGTGCCAACTAACAAGCGTCCCGAAGCATCAATGGTGGCTCGCTGAGTACCGCCTGTATAAAGGCGCATGTTGCTGAGCGAGTAAATACCTAACTCTTGGCTTGTCCCTATGTTTTCACCGCAAAACTGCCCAACGATATCATCATTGGTATTTGTTACGGCAATGCCACCTGCGCTACCCTCATTTTTAACCGTAAGTTTTCTATAACTAACACCTGCAGTAGTGCCAATCCCTACGCGGCCTGAGGAGTCAATAATAGCCCTAACACTTGATCCACTCCAGAACCTATACTGACCGCCGCCACCAGGGCGGCTGCTGAAGTTTAGCGAGCCATCATTATTGCTCCTAAAAATATACGAATCGTTGCCCGAAGTTGGCGGCGAAAGCTCGGAGATTGTGTTGTCAATAATGACGGATCCACCATTCGCGCCTGCTTGAAATAAACCCCCTGGGGTACTAGTCCCCAGACCTAAAGCACCTGTCGAAGTGAGGCGCATCCGTTCAGCGCCTCCAGCATTAAATATGTGCGCTCCAGATCCAGTTGTGCCATATGAAAGTTGCCCAGGAGCAGAGGAATGCGACTCACCAAAAGCAACAATGTTTGCACCCAAGCCCAAGCCACTTCCACCATCAAGGCGAATATAACCAGTTGCAGAAGTTTGAGAAATCTCACCATTAGAGACTTTAACGTACCCACTCGCATCAATGAAGAGTCTCCCAACCCCGTTAGACGAGATGGCTAATTCATCTGCGCCAGGTGAATAAATACCAGTATTTGTGTCGCCGGTAAACGTAATCGTTGGCGCGCCAGCAGTACCAAGCGGATGGCTAGCAATGCTGTCAAATGTCGCGGTGCTGGTTACGTCAAGCGTGCCAGGCACATCAACGTTGCTAGTCCACTCAACGCCAGTGCCGGCTGCATCGGTCTGCAGCAGTTGACGGGCAGAACCATCAATCAGTTTGCTAACCGGAATTTCTTGCCCAGTGGCGCTAACCCATGCTGAACCGGACCATGTTTTCAGTTCATTCGGCGTCAGGCTTGTATCAAGCCACAGTTCGCCAGTGGTATTGCCGGTCTGACCACCAGCAGCAGGGCTGGCATTTGGTGCCGTGGTGCCAACATGTACCGGACCAGCCTTGACCAGATCACCGTTGCTGTCTTTAAAAAACAGACCGGGGCTAGCCAAATTAGTGTTGATAGCCAGTTGGCCATCGCTCATCCCAGCAGGAAGCGGACGCTTGTTAGCTGTGCTGGAACGCAAATGTTGAAGAGCCATTCCTTAACGCCCGCAGGCCGGAAATCACTCTTGTACTGTAACGGCCTTAGTACGCTCCGTCGTCCAAATCGCTAGTCAAAGCGACCGTACCAGAAGCGTCTTGGAAAGTGACTGTGCGATCAGCCGTCGGGTCAGTAACCGTCAACGTGGTTTCGTAATCGTTGGCAGTCGAACCCTCAAACACAATGTTGCAATCATCCATCAGGATGTCGCCGGTCATTGTTCCGCCCAGTTTGGGCAGTTTTTCGTCGTCAAGTTCAGCAATCGCACCTTGCACGTTGGTGCTGGCAATCGTGCCGTAAGGCGTAAAGCCAACGTTCGATGCAATTTGCGCCGTGATCGTTTCCGATGTTTCAATCAGTACATAGCTGCTGCCGTTGGAAAGCAAAATATCCGGTGGTTCTAGAGCTACAGCAGGCGCAGGAGCTGTACCAGTACCTGATTGGCTAACAACCACGTAATAGCGGTTATTCCCGGTGTCGGCTGCGGGAAGTGACGCGCCGTTTGTAAAACCTGCCGCAGAACCTTCGGCTGTTACTGAATCTAGAAGGTTTGAACTAGCGTCATAAGTACCGGCAAGAATAATCTCACCAGCGCTAATGCCTACAGGCTGATAAACGTTACCGTCCCAAAGGTACAGATCTCGTGTAATTGGGTTAAAGAAAAATTGGCCGATATGCTCGGCAGTTGGTTGTGTTTCACCAAATAGCGATACCGCATAGTCCGCAACCTTTGCACCAGTAACCGTTTTGGCGCCAAGGCGATCCGTTGTAAACGTGCCGGAGGTAATTTTGTCTGCGCCAAGATCTGGAATGTCTGTATCCAGCAGCGCTGCCGTGGACGTTATATGGCCTTGCGCGTCAAAGCTAAGCTTGATTCCCGTGCCAGAGGCAATGCTGTTTGTGTGATCTAGCGTGCCAGACCCATCGACAGACAAACCATCGCCCGGCTGCACTACACCAATACTGCTTGGCGTAGCAACTGGAACATCAGCAGCAACAATTGTGCGACCTGCAGTAACTAAACCATTGGCATCGTATTGAACGATGTGATAATTAACCGCCTCAGCCGTAACTGAATTATCAATAACAATTGTGTCTCCACTTAATGTCAGGCCATTGCCATTGACTATGACGGCGCCTTTGGTACTGGTGGTAGAGGTAGGAAGATCACCGCCTGCAATCGTGCGATAACCAACAGCCCCAGCAGCAGCAGTCGGTCCGGCAAGAAATTCTGCTGCGCCTGTCGTATTGTCCAGCGTGGTGCTAATTGTCACCTCATCGCCTGAGGTGCTGACGCTGATATTGACGACGCCGCTGCTGCTACCTACAACGCTGTTGACGCTGCCGGCCGCCTTAAAGCTGACCCACTGGCTGCCGTCCCAAACGTATGCCTTGTCGTCGTCGGTATCTAGTGCGATTTGACCGACAAACGCGCCAGAAGCAGGCAGCGTCGTAACAAGGTCAACGCTGGATTCATCGGCCAGCTTGGCAGCGGTTACTCCGTTGTCGGCTAGCTGGGCAGTATCAATGCCGCCATTTGCAATGGCGCTGCCGGCGATTGTGCCGCTACTGAATAGGATCTTGGCGCCAGGGATGGTGGCGTCAGCAATCAGCGTCGTGGCATTACCAACCAGATCGGTGACGGTGATCTTTTTGGTTTCGCTGGCGCTGATATCCGCAATCGCCAGTAGGTCGCCGGCTGCTAGGTCGCCACCAGCAAGTGCCGCCAGTTCCGTGATCCTGAGGTCGGCCATGCCCGGTGCGTCCCAGCAGTGTCTACAGTTAAACCCAGTCTAGGGCTTACTCCAGTTCTTCCAACAGCAGATAGGAATTTGCTGCCTGTTCAAGTTCGATCTTGTCGCCCGATTCCTGCAGCAGGTAACGCTTGGGCTGTGTCCGCGCCTTCAGGCGAATTGGTCCCGTAGCAACAAAATCAATTGCCGAAACAATAATGTCACCAGGGGCAAAGCTAGTAGCGCTGTTCGTGATCAATGCATCAAACTCCCACCATAATTGATCATTTAATTGCGTACCAGCAAAAGAGCCGGCAGACGCGGAGGTATTTTCAGATTTAATAAAAAATTTACCTCGAAAAGACGAGCCAATTTCAGTACGAAGTACAAGTTGCATTAAATACTGAACAGGCTCCTCGCCAGCGTTATTGACGTAATCCCATTGCGCAGCAAGCCTGCCACTACCTGTAATCAAGCCGCTGTATTGTTGGCGATATTCATCGCCAAGTGCGGTGAAGTCGATTGCTTCGCGCGATGTGTTAATTTCGTATTCGCTCACGCAAGCCAACAATCGAGCGTCTCGATCGCGAACCGTAACTCGAATTGGAATATCGCGCGCAATTGCGACAAGAGATATTAAGCCTGCAACACTGCCTTCAAGGCTGTCGTCAAAATTGTCGTAAAGCTTAATTCCTCCTAGTTCATCAATGTAAACGTACCAATTACCACTGGCCTGAACGACTCCTGTGTCCCAACCTGTTGCATCCACAAAATCGAGATTAGTACCGTCTGTCGTGGCAAGCTCAACCAAGTCGCCGCTAATTAAATAACCTTCATCAAAATCAAAACTAAAACGATTGCGTACAGCGTTTACGTCACTCGGATTTACGACAGACTCCTTGCTACCCTCGAGCGACTTGCGGGTCAGCTCAATGTTGCCAACATTGCCAAGATAGATGCCCATCAGATTGTCACCGCAGTAAGCGCACCAGTGCCTTGGAAGCTAATCTGCGCTGAACTAACTTCGCCAACACTGGCGCCAAAGCTGACGCTAGTGATGTATGTCGTCAGTTGCACATCGCGGTTGGCATTTCCTTCGACCAAACGAAGACGCATCGTTACGGTGTCGCTCTCTGACACGCTGCCTATTTTCAAAATCTTTTTCAGCGCTGTTGCTGCATCATTGCGACCTGTTCCATCGTTGTAATACAGGAGCGTGGCGCTACCGTTAAACTCCTGCACACCGGGTACGTAGGTGCGCTGGCTATCACCAAGGCTGGTGGTTTCAAGTGTTTCCAGATTCCCGGTCAATGACCAGTTGGTCACCTTGATTTGCTCGGTGCCGTCGATTAGCAGGCGGCCATCGCGTCCGGTATAGACCTTTGCCATCAGATCACCGCCACTAAGTTCACTGTAACGCTACTGCGACCGGGGCGAACTGCCCGTACAGCAGGTTCGGATTCGTAACGCCATTTTGTGCCAGGGGGTGCGTCAAGACTTGAAGCGGTTCCAGTCCAGCCTGTACGCACGGCAGATGGCAAGTCAAATGTTCGCAACGTCCCGATCTGCGCTGCGTAATCAGTCAAAAATAATTGGGCGTTGGCGTCGCTGATGTTGTCGTAACCCAAGCTGATCTTGGCGTTGGTGCGCTGGCTGCCGTACAAAATGCGCACCTCAGCGCCAGATTGCGCGTTAAAACGCTTGATTGGCCAGTCGCCAGGACTGAAATCGCGGCTAGTAGGGCGCAATGTGGGAAATGCCATCACTCAAGTACCCGGAAAGCAGCTTCGTTCAGCACGTCCTTTGCAACAATGCTAGCCCCCGCCCCGTCAACCGGAACGTGTACAGCGCTCACATTCACTAAGCCATCCTCATCGAGCGTGAGCTGTTCCACTTGATAAACGTTTTTACTGACCGTCGTGCTTAGCAAGGTGAACAGGCAGTTGTACACACTTGAATCCGTAACCCTGCCGCCACTAATTGTTATCTGCTTTTCAAAAACGTCTGATGTTGCTGGGTTGTAAATCAGCGCCCTATAAGAGCCGTTTTCAACCGTGCTGATGCTTGTCAGCTTTCCGGCGTCTTGAATAATTCCATTTGCTGCAGCGTTATAGCTGGTAGCCGCTGTAATCACACGGATGTACGAACCAGGCTGAATACCAAGTGAATCGGGAACAGTCTTAAAACTAATCGTGTGCGTGATGCGCCTACGGACGCTAAGCAGGAAACGTGCTGTCAACAAAGCTTGCGCACGACTTGTGCAGAAGCTGCTCAAATCAAATGTCTGCTGTGTAGTGGCGCGGCTTCCTTCTGGTATATCCGCCCAGTCCACCAAAGCAGAAGCTTGTGTAGGAAGGTCGTTTTCAACAGTTACGCGCCAAGTAACCAGCGCACGGAAATTGGAGCGCTGGGAGGCATCAATGTATTGCACTTGCAAGCTGTCTTCAATAATGTTGCCGGCCGTGAAAATTTGATCTACGGCAACTGGTTGTGTGCTGATCTTGTAACTACTGTCATAAGGCAACGCAGGCATCATGCCAAAGCGCCCGTTCTTAATTGTGAAATTACACAACTGCAGCGATGCAGTCTCGTATATAAACGAACGCAAGCTTTCGCTGTCTTCAATAACACCGTCAAAAAAGATTCGGTTAGCCCGCTGAAAATTCGCTGCAATCGTTAAGCCGCTTGTATCAATCAACTCCGCTGGAACTATGTTGCCGACACCTTGGCTTTTACTTGTAAGCAAATAATAAACAAGGTCAGCAAAAAGGTTGCTGGCTGCATAGCCTCCCGTTAGCGTATTGACTTTGATACCTTCAGCAGAAAACACACGAAGCTGATTGATCGAGTTGATTTGGCCGCTCGATTTGATGCAAAGTCCCAATGCAGACATGTTCCAGTAGGTCGGGACTGTTTCGTTTTCAACAAACTCGTTGATGTAAACAATTTCGTGTTCTGGACCGTTTTCGTTTGACTTCTGTAGTTCTTGGAAATGGCTGCAATCGGCAATCTGAGACTGTTGTTCAAAAGCTCGGCCGGCGCTGGCAACCGTTGTTGTTGAAGTTACGGTCTGAGTTTGAACAGCGGTAACTTGAAACTGGATGTTAATTTGTGAATAACCTGCGTAACTAGAGAAAGCGTTAGCGACAAATGGAGCGTCCTTAATAGTGTCGCCTACGTTCCAGTTACCGGTGGAACCGACGACTGCGTAAGAAATATTTTGCCATTTATAGGTACTACCTCCAGAAACATTTACATAATCCTGTCCGACGTTAACGCCAAAAATGCCGGCAATTGATTGAGAGGTAAGATTGATAGTTAAAGTTTTTGTTGGGTCTGCAGTCTTAACCATCTTGATTGTTGCCGTTCTTGTTGCGCCCGGCTGATCCCACGCATAGCCAAAGTAATGTGTAAGCCACGAGTTAATAATTAAGATATTGACGCCCGTATTTGAGCTTGTAATAGTCTGAGTTACCGCCGTCGGTTTCGGAACGGTTTCGGTGCCAACAACAGTCGCTTCGACTGGATCAGTAAGCATCTCTTCGTTGACTCGGATGCTTTGAACGACAAATTCAGAACCTGTCGTAGTTACACGAAAACTGCCGATTGGCGTTGCATAGTCTCGCCCAATTTCTGTGCCGTTTTCTGCATTAAGACGGATCCCGATATTGGTATCAATGCTATTTTGAGCAATATCGCTTCCGGGGCGTGGAATAAAGCGGTACTCATATTTCGCGCGAACCCTTGGCTTGATTCGCAAATAGTTGTACTGCTCTGTCGGCGCCGTACCAGTAACGCAAAATAGCTCTGGGATTCGATGCCATTGATTTTCTGGCTGTCCGTAATCTGCGACAAGACGCACCATTACAGAAAAGCACGAACTGCGCGCAAAGTATTTATCCATGCGCGGTGTGGTTAGCGTGATGTTGCGTTTGTCAAGCCTGAATAATTTGTTTGGCGTAGGGATAGCGTTGAAGTTGCATAATCCATTTGCCCTGTTCCAGACTTGCGATTTAATGCCGAATTCGATTGCAACACAGTCTTGACGAACAGGGCGAATCGAACTCATGTAAAGACGCGTAAGCGTAAAAAATCCTGCTCCGCAATGCTTTTCATCGTTGTAGAGAAGGCCGTTAAATCCGCCTAATGGTTCACGCACAGTGCGCAGACCTGCAACACCAATTGTGTTAACGCCAACAAGTGCTACACAACGCAGTGTTACGGACATTGTTGTTTCTGGTTTCCAAGCGCCTCCGGGAGAACGGCTCTCAACAATCCAAATACTGCCTGAAATAATCCAGCGGCTGCCTACCGTCAACAACTCTGACGCCCGTTGGCGCCAAGCGGTTGCGGCAGTCCTGAGGTCTTTTAGGTTTACCTCAGTTTTATATCCGTTATAGACAAAATCTGTTTTTTCAAACTCCTTCCAGTTATCGCCTTGAATCTCAAAAATAGCCGTATCACCTACATTTACGTTAACAATTGTCCGGTTGCTGTAGTAAACACCGTTGTGAGCGACAATTCCCATGCGCCGGGAGTAAGCGCGTCCCACGCCGGGTTGGCCGATCTTGGGAACATCTTCTGGTGGTTGTCCGGCATATTTATGCAGCACGTCCGCGTCGGCACCGGCAATCTTTCGGCGTTTTGCACGGGTTTCATATCGAGATTCGTCGTTTTCACCGCCTAGCGTGGATGCTTCTGGAGCACTAATGATCTCCCAGTTAAAACGAAAGGCAGTTCCATTGTGGATGGGTGTTGCAGTGCCAAACTGATACTGCGACTGGGGGTTATACGCGATGGATGTTGAACGGGCATATTGACTGGAAAAATCAGGCGCGAAAAAGATTTGTCCCAGCTGTCTACCAGCCGATCCAGTCGCGCCAACGCCTACCGTGCCACCAATTACAACATTCGGAAAATTGTCTCCTAATTGCGACTTCCACAACAAGCCGAATTCCCTGTCACCCAAAGAATCAAGGGCATATGTCCCAACGCGGACTCCCGGCATACCAGGGGTAGGCAATCCATATTCGCCAACGACATAAAGACCTTCAAATGATTGATAAGAGCCGTGGGAATAAACGCGACTCCAAACCAGTGCCGGAGCAAGACTTAAGCCGCCAGTCGCAACACCGTCGGCGCCAACATCTTTCTTGCCAAATGGAATAGGTATAGGCTGGCTATATTCCGCAAGACTGCTGACGTTATCAAAACTTGTGGTTTGATTAAAACTTGTAGGACCAATTTGGTCTGCAAGCTTTTTTCCGCGTATTTTTGATTGGGCTGGTGTTTCTAGGGATGGCGCCTTAGGTGCCAGCAATACACTGACGGCACTAAACGCTAAGCCGATAACAAGGCTAATAACTGCAGATACAGGCAGGTTTTCAATGTCTGGAATATGTGCATACTCAGCTGGGCGAACACGTGCCTGCAGCTGGGCGTGCCGCACAAATTTTTTATAGTCTTCTTCGCTGCAACCAAGCGCTTCAATTAGCGCGATTTCATACGGTAAGAGCGGCGGATCGTAAGGAAGCCCGGCGGTTTCCAGTCCACGCTGTTGGTTAGTCGGTTGATGTACAAAATTCCGTTCTGCCATGTGACCCCAAAAGCAAGCGGATCAGCCGCTAACACTGTGATGTCACCATCGTAGATGGGCGCGTCAATCCTGATGCAATAATAATCCAGTTCGCGTAACACCGCGCGTGACGTCATGGCGTACCAAACTGGCTCAACCGTTGGAGGGTTCATCCCCATGCTGGTCAGCGCGTCAATTACCAAATGGATACAATCGCTACTGCCGTACTGGTACTGCCGTCCAATCAGGTGATCACACACGGATCTGCGCTGTAAATGGAATGCTGCCCACTTGCCAGCGATGAAGCCTGCGTCCAGGAATGTTGGCTTGAACGGCGTCCAGCACTGAATTCAAGCTGATCTGTAAAGAGGTTTCATCCCAACCACCGCTGGAGCAACTGCCCCAATACTGGTACAAATTACGTTGAACAGCGCCAGTTGACGGCTCCCACAGCACCGTGGTGACCTTGGCGACCCACAGATTATCAAGCGCTTCTGTGACCCACGCACGGGTCATGTCTGTATTGGCAAACTGCAGCGTTGCGTCAAGGTTGTCACCCTGAAGTGTCGCTACTGCACCGCCGAAGCTGAACGGCAAAAACAAGTAGCCATCTACGTTCTGGTTGATGGCGTAGTTTTGAAAGCGGTACTGCGCGGCTTGACCACTGGGGCCGATATCAAGCAGATGGCCGTAGGCGTATTCCATCAGATGCCAACTCCTCTACGTGTGGCGGCGCTGTTTTTGAGGCTACGCATGGCGCGGCGTTCACCTTGGATCGCGCCTTGCTGAGCAGCCTCAGCCATGCCTTGTCTGAATTGGTCAGCCGTAACGTAATCCACATTATTGATGCGCTCCACGCTATAGCGCACATCAATTGGTTGCATCCCGGCGACACTGCCTGCGCCCATTTCAGCAGTCGCACCACCGCCTTCGGGGCCACCGGCAGAACCAGGTGAACGGCGATAACGACCCATTGCCCCATCAAGTTTCGCTGCAACGCCAAGCTTTCCGTCTGGCCCGCGCTTAAGCGGCATAATCGCCTCAGGCCCGGCCTCGCCCATGAGACCGTTTTGCATCTCACCGCCCTTGGCGTATTTGAAGAAGGTGGGACGGGTAACGATGCCACCAGTTGCAAAAGGCTTGATGCTGTTCTGAGCAAAATCAGCTTGACCGCCAGCAAAATAGGCGCCCTTGGCAGCAAAAGCACCAGGGAATGCAGCTCTCATTCCCAGATTCACCGCAAAACGCAGCAATGTCTGGCCGATGTCCTTAAGGATTCCGCTTGCAATTTCCTTGAGGGCGTCACCCAGGCTCTTGGTGCCGCCAATCAAGGCTTCAATGCCAGCCATCAGTGAGCCGACAATGCCATCCTCGAGCGTGCTCACAATGTTGGCATACATCGCTTTTAACCGCTCAGCCTGATCTGCCGCTTCCCTTTCGCGACGCTTACGCTCTTCTTCGTCTTTTGCCTTTTCCTTGATCTCAGGCACCTGCTCGCCACGAGCCTTGATGATGTCCTTGGTCGCCTGAACTTGCTTCTCCAGCTCTTTTCTGATTTCGCTTTCAGCAGACAAGCTGGAAATAGTCAGCTCGAGTTGAGCAATTTTTTGCTCAAGCAACTCGGCTTCTTTTTGTACTGTTTGATCGATTTCGTAATACTGTTCAGCAAGCGCAGGCGTAATGCCCGTCTTGACCATTTCAGCGATTGCTCTTGCTTTTTCGATTTGCTCTGTATATCTTTTGCTAATTTCATCCAGTTCACGTGTTATTTCTTCTCTGCTTTGCTTGTCTAGTTCGCGCAGGCGCTGGATCGTGTCCAGCCTGGCCTCATCAACTTTCAGCAACAGTTGCTTGCGCTTGACCTCTGCTTCGTCTGCGGGAATTTTTTCAAACTGGATTGCACGAATTTGACCTGCAATCTCAGCGATTTGCTTTTCACCTTCAAGCCTAATTTTGAGAAATTCGTTGCCATCAAGCTGCGCTTGCCTGATTCGCGCATTGATCTCGGCAATTTGCTGCTGAACGGCAAGTTCTGCAAGGAGCTGCGGGAGTTGGCTTTCGCGCTCTTTAGCCGCCTTTTTCTTGCGTCCACCACCTTCTTCGGCCAGTCTTGGGAACCGTGTTGGTGTTGGTTGATCTGCCGGAGCAGCAAAACCCGGCCCATAGAATCCAGCCTTGGGAGTAACGCCAACATTTCGTAAGAGCGCAAGCTCTCGCTGACGGGAAATCAATTCATCTAGTCGACCTCTGAGCTGAGCGGCTTCTGCGCTAGCAAATCCTGCGGAGCCACCAAATAGCGACATGCCAGCCGAGGCTGATCTTGACTCAATATCCAACTCCCCAAGTCTTTGCCTTAGCTGATCAATCTCTGATGTGATCTGATCAAGCGGCGCATCACGCAGAAGCTCATTAAATTGCTCTTGCTCTTTCCAGGTGTTGTAAAGAGAAATACCGACAGCCGCGATACCAGCCGCAAGTGCTGTCCACGGATTTAACAACGCCGTTGCATTAAGAGCCTTAAGCGATACAGATGCAGTACCAGCCGCAGCCGCAAGCTTTAGAAGTGCCGCGCCTACACCCCCGATTGCGGCAATTTTGCCTACTGCAAAGACAGCAAATGCAGCGCCTGCACTAATTGCAAGAACATCTAAATTTTTCGCAAGTCCCAATGCCGCTTCGGCAATTTTGGGTAGCGTTGCGACAAGTGCTGGCGTAATTTTTTCGATAAATTCGGCAAATGCAGTTTGGAACTCGGCGCCAATCGGTTGGAGAGCTTCGCCAACTGCAATACGCATTTGATTAAATGCGACCGTTAAGCGTGCGCCAGAATCCTGACTAGATCCCGCGATTTGTTCGGCAACACCTGCATACTCATCACCAAGTTGAACGATGAAATTCATCAGTTCGTTCAAGCCAACCTGACCCTGCTCAAGAGCTTTCTGCAGCTCAGGCAGGGTCATGTCATTCGCCTTAGCAAATTTGGTGACCGCACCAGGCAGGCGTTCACCAAGCTGGCCACTTAGTTCCTCGGCACTTACTTTGCCCTTCGAGAACACCTGCACCATTGCAGTGATGGCACCATCAACGTCTTGCGCTGATCCGCCGGTCGCCTTGATGGCTGATGTGACGTTATTAAAAACAATTTCAGCATCACTAACCTGGCCACCTGCACCTTTTACAGCGGCGGTCAACCTAGTCATACCCTGAATTGCTACATCCTGTGGCACATTTAAGTTTTGAGTCGCAGCGCTAGCAGCTCTGATTGCGCGATTAAATTCTTCCTGGCTGCCAGCAGCGCCACGCAATGCAATCTGCATTTTCTGCAATTGCGCTGCATAATCAGCAAAGCCACCGAGCTGCTGGCGAAGCATCCCAACCTGAGCACCAGCAGCAGCGCCAGCAAATGCGCCGCCGACGCCGCCGAAAATGCCACCAAGGGCGCCACCAAAAAAGCCTTCAGGACCGCCAAAAATGCCACCACTAACTGCTGCGCCAGCCGCCTGCGCAACTTGCATGCCGCTCATGCGACGACCCTGCGTTTGCTGCAGCTTTACTAAACGACGATCAAGTTGCTCAATCTCTCGTGAAGCCTTCTGGAATCCAACGCTTGCTGGATCAATCTGACTCCGCAATGCCTGCCATGCACCACGTTGAGCTTGCAAGCTTTGAATGCTGTTATTGGAGGCAAGGGTTGCGCGCTTAATATCATTTGAAACACGAGTATAACTATTACCCATCATTTCAATATCGCCAATAATTGGCTGCATACCAATCTGGCCAATTTGCTGATATAGCCCGCTAATCTGACGCATTGGCTGCTCAATAACGCGCTGCCCCGCAGAACGCGCGCGACCTCTCTCGATAGAGCGTCGGATAGCGGCCTGCTCTCTTAGGCCAGCATTTTCAGCTGTAATCTGTCGATAGTTTTCAATACGAGCGCGAATCTCCTCTTTCCGGTCGGCATTGCCATCCTCAGTGGCATTTGCCAGCTCGCGCTGAAGCCGATTAATTTCAGTCAAAGTCTCTTGATAAGGCCCGGCACCGCGATCAAGATTTTGAAAATCTTGCGTCAGCTCTGAAATGCGAAGCTGTAGTGCTGCCAAAGTATTGGGCAACTGCTGCTGCGGCTGCTGAGCCCTAATCAATGGTGCGCCGACAGCTTGCGCTCCAGCAATAACCTGCTGCCTAGCTTGCGCGCGGCCAAATGCGACTTCCTTGATCGTAATTTCAGTCAACTTATTGCCGTAAGCTTCAGCGCTAACACTGAGCTGATCGAGTTGACGATTTAACGCTGCAAGCTGCTTCCTGAAAGCTTCTGGCTTTCTCGCTGGAAATTCAGCTGCAATCTGTGCATCAGTACGTTTTGCGACTCTACCTACTTCCTCGTAATCAGTCTTGAGCGCCTTTAGTGAATCGCTAAGGCGATTTACATCACCAGCAAGTTGCCTGTAAACGTTGCCGCCAATTGTTGCTTGCGTTTGCAGCCCCTTGAAAGCATCAATCTGACCCTGAATAGTCTGAATGCTTTGCTTACCACTGCC